ATCTTTGAATTCAATGATGAATTTACAAGAGCAGAGTTTACAGGTATTGTAGAACCAGTTCTTCGAAACATTCAAGGAAGACGTGGAATTACAGACTTTAAAATAGTCTGTGACGAAACTAATAACGGTCCAGAGATTGTCGATACTAATCAATTTGTTGCTAACATCTTCATTAAACCCGCAAGATCTATCAACTTCATCACACTTAACTTTGTTGGAGTAAGATCAGGCGTAGCGTTTAGCGAAGTTGTTGGAACTGTATAAATATTGGTAAGGAGATAATAAAATGGCTATACAAAACATAGGAGAATTTAAACAAGCTCTCGTAGGTGGTGGCGCACGTGCCAATCTCTATCAAGTCACGTGTAACTCGCCAGCAGTAACTGGTACACTTCCTGGAATCTCTGGTTCTGGCTCAAAGATGCAATTCTTGTGTCGAGCTGCTCAGTTGCCAGCTTCAACAATGGGTACCACCCCTGCCTTTTTTAGAGGTCGAACTATAAACTTAGCTGGGGATCGAACTTTCGAGCCTTGGGTAATTACAGTTTATAACGATACTGATTTTCAGATCAGACGCTCTATGGAGACATGGATGAGGGAACAAAACTCTCATGAGGCAAACACTGGTGAACAACGACCTGATCAGTATAAAGCAGATCTTTCTGTAGAACAGTTGGATAAAAATGGAGTCGTACTTTATAAGTATAACTTTATCGGCGGATTTCCAACAGCAGTATCTGCAATAGACCTAGCTTATGACGCTAACGATCAGATCGAAGAATTCTCTATCGAATGGCAATACGACTACTGGGAAAGTGGTGAAGGTACAACCGTTAATACTACTGGGCGTGGCGCCAACTCTGGTAACGTCAGTTAACATAATCGGTGAATAAATATATGTGAGGGGCAGCAATGCCCCTTGCAAATACAAAATAAAGGGTCGTTATGGCAGAAGAGAATTCAATTAAATTATTTGGTTTTGAGATTAAGCGGGCTAGTAGTAAGGCTCAAGAAAAATTAAAGTCGGTGGTTCCGCCTCAGAGTGAGGACGGGGCAGGATACGTTACTGCCTCAGGAAGTTACTACGGACAATACGTTGACATTGACGGTAACAATGCAAAAGATAACTATTCATTAATAATGAAATACAGAGGTGTCGCAACTCATCCAGAAGTAGATGCGGCTATAGAAGATATTGTTAATGAAGCTGTAGTAGTTGATGATGAAGCCGGTGTAGTATCACTTGGTCTAGATGACATTGAAGCTACAGATCAGATAAAAGAATCCATACAAGAAGAATTTAAAGGTGTACTATCGATGCTTAACTTCAAGGAGTTAGGCCATGATATATTTAAGAGATGGTACACTGACGGAAGAATATATCATCACTTAGTAGTTCCAGATGGAAATGAAAAAGGCGGTATTCAAGAGATACGATTTATTGACTCTTTAAAAATTAGAAAAGTAAAAGAGATTAAAAAAGAAAAAGATGAGAAGACAAAAGCGGATATTGTTAAGTCAGTAAAAGAATATTATATCTTTCAAGAAAAACCAGGAAATAGCGCAAATAATAATGCTGTTAAGTTTCACGTTGATTCTATCAGTTATGTGACTTCTGGTCTCTTAGATGAATCAAGAAAGAAAGTTGTTTCTCATCTACATAAAGCAATTAAACCTATCAATCAGTTAAGAATGATGGAAGACTCTCTTGTTATATACAGGTTAGCAAGAGCACCAGAAAGAAGAATATTCTATGTTGATGTAGGTAACCTTCCAAAGGGAAAAGCTGAAGAATATCTTAAGAGTATTATGATTAAGTTTAGAAACAAACTTGTTTATGATGCAAATACTGGTGAACTTAAAGATGACAGAAAACATATGTCAATGCTTGAAGATTTTTGGCTACCAAGAAGAGAAGGTGGTCGAGGAACTGAGGTTACTTCCTTGCCAGGTGGAGAAAATCTTGGACAGATAGATGATATTGTTTATTTTCAAAAGAGAGTTTACAGAGCACTTAATGTTCCTATAAACAGATTAGAACAAGAGCAACAATTCTCTTTAGGACGATCAACTGAAATATCAAGAGATGAAGTAAAGTTTCAAAAGTTTATTGATAGACTAAGAAATAAATTTTCTGCCCTGTTTATGGAAATATTAAGAAAGCAATTAATTTTAAAGAAGATTATTACTGAAGCTGATTGGGATTCTTGGAAGGAAGACATCAAAGTTGAGTATTCTAGAGATAATTATTTTAGCGAACTTAAAGAAAGTGAACTACTAAAAGAAAGAATACAAACACTTGATATGATACAGCCACATGTTGGTGAGTACTTTACTAAAGAATGGGTTATGAAAAACATTCTTAAACTATCCGAAGAAGACACTAAAGACTTAGATCAAGAAGTCGATGATGAAAACCAAGATGAGGTTGACAAAGCTCAAGATAATGCTCCTGAAAAAGTAGATAAAGATTCAGATGAAGCATAATGGCAGACATATTAAAATACAGAAAGTTAGATGGAACAGAAGTAGAGGTCGCCAATAACTCTACAATAGCTTTAGATCACACTGAAGCCTCTATCGAATTTACTGTAAATCTAGATCTAGTTGCTGTTGACGAAGGAGAGACAAGAGGTTGGTTTGGTCTTGCTCCTACTTTAACAGTTCCTCAGACATCTAATGTCTATGGTGTTACTATATCACCAAATCAAGGACAGACTGTTAGCGTCACGATACAAACAGTAGACGCTAAGAATATAGATAATCTACGAAATAGAATATATACAAGATTTCTTGACACTTTTACTGTTTCGGTAGTAAGAGCTTCAGCGCCAGCTGATTCCGTTGCAGACTCAGTTCCTAGCAACTTTTTAGTATATCCAGATTCAGATGCCGCATTGGCGATTGTTAATGCAACTTTTGCACTGACTGATAGTGCTACAACCTTTGGAATTGTTGATTCTCCATACGTTCAAGTCAGACAAAATAGAGATTTTGATTTTCTTACTAATCTTCCATTATCTATTGACAGTGCAGGAATAACAAGATCTTTATTTGATTCTGATGTACGTAAATCTATAAGTGTTACAGATGTTAGTGGTGATGGTAGTTTAACATATAATAATTCCACAGGAATAATAACTTACACTGGTCCTTCTGCAGCGGAAGTAAGAGCGCATCTATCTGCAGGCGGTGACTTATCGTATAACCAAGCAACTGGCCAGTTTAGTTTTGATGTAGAACAAGTCTATACTAAATCAAACTTTGATTCAGATTTTAATTTAGCAATGGATGATGTTGTTGTTAAAGGTGATGGGTTAAGATATAATACTGTAACTAATGAATTAGAAATAGATTCAGCAGAATTAAGCAGTTTTTTTAGACAAGACATTCGTGGTTATATTTCTGCAGATAAAGGTTTAGTTTATAATAGTACTACTGGTAACTTTGATGTTGACTCTACCAACTTAAAAACTATCGTTTCTGCAACTGATGCAGGTGGAGATGGATCTTTTAGTTATAATAATTCTACTGGAGTTTTTACGTATACCGGGCCTTCTGCTTCTGAAGTAAGATCTCATTTTTCTGCTGGTGGTGATTTAAGCTATGATTCCTCTACCGGTAGATTTCAGTTTGATGTAGAGCAAGTTTATACCAAAGCAAACTTTGATAGTGATTTTAATGTTGCTATTGACTCAGCGACAACATCAGATTTATCTGAAGGTACTAATTTATATTATACAACAGCAAGAGCTGACAGCGCAGCTCGAAGTGCTTTAATCGCAGTAGATGCTGGTGGTGATGGATCATTCGCTTATGATTCAGCTACTGGTAAATTTACTTACACTGGACCAAGTTCAACTGAAGTTAGAAATCATTTTACTGGAGGAACTGGTATTGCTATTTCTTCTGGTGATATTAAGATCGATTCAAGTGAACTCACAAGTTTATACCGACAAACAATAAGAACATATCTTAATGTCGTAGATGCAGGTGGAGATGGATCATTTGCTTATGATTCCACTTTAGGAAAATTCACATATACAGGTCCATCTGCTGGTGAAGTAAGAGCTCATCTAACTGCAAATAAAGGTTTAAGTGTTTCTTCCGGTGAGTTTAATATAGACTCTGCAAATGTTAGAGGAATGCTTAGTGGTGGAACTGGAGTAACTTATACAAGTGGATCTGGAGTTATAGCAATAGGACAACCTGTTGGCACTACAGATAGCGTTACTTTTGCAGGAATGACTGTTTCTGGAAACTTACAAGTTAATGGAACAACAACCACAGTAAACTCAACAACACTAGACGTTGCTGATAAGAATATTACAATCGCAAAAGGAGCTGCGAATGCTGCAGCAGCTGATGGTGGAGGCATTACCGTCGATGGTGCTAATGCAACTTTAACATATGCCGCAACTGGAGATAAGTTTGTTTTTAATAAACCGTTCGAAGGAAGTTTCTTAGGTAGTGACAGTGACTTTGATGCACGACTTGCGACAAAAACTACTACTAATTTAGCAGAAGGAAATA